AGGAAGTAACCAAAGACAAGTCCCTGCGATTCCCGAGTTTCGTCAGGGTACGGGAGGATAAATAAGATGGACATCCGTATCAACGAAGATTGGCGGCTCCATTCAGGAACCTATAGCTTCACGTTAAAAGCCAGGAAGGTAGCGGCCAAGGACTCCAAGAGTTTCAAGGCTGGTGACGAGTACTGGGTGGACATGGCTTTCTATTCAACGCTTGAGCAGGCTCTCAGAGGGTTTGTGGACTACTCTATCCGAACATCGAGTGTTACATCCTTTGAGGAGCTGCACGAGTATATGGACGCTCTCAAGGCGCAGATAGAGGGTGTAAGGGAGGCTCTTGAGATATGAGCACCGTACTGATCGACTGTGACATCCTCCTGTACAAGCATGCCTTTGCCAACTTCCAGCGTACCGTGTGGGATGAAGACACCATCACTGAAGAGGCTGACCTGGATCAGGCAATCAAGGACATCAACGCCTTCACCAAGCAGGTAACCAGGACATGCGGATGTGATAAGCACATCATGTGTCTCACCGGTGATCGCAACTTCCGGTACAAGGTACTCCCTACCTACAAACACAACCGTGCTGATCTCCCTGACAAGCCTCAGATCTGGTATGATCTCCGTAAGCACATCACGGACAACCACCCTGTGTGGCTCATTGAGGGCCTCGAGGCTGATGATGTCATGGGTATATATGGGAGTGTCGACCATGCCGAGTTCACTGTGGCTAGTGCCGACAAGGATCTCCGTACCATCCCCTGCTGGCTGTACAACTGGATGAAGGACAAGGCCCCTCGTCTCATTGAGAAGCGTGAGGCTGACATGTGGTTCTACACACAATGCCTCACCGGTGATAGCACTGACGGCTACAAAGGGTGCCCAGGTATTGGCCCTAAACGTGCCGCCAAGCTCCTCGATGAGATACAGACGGACGACGATGACCAGTTCGAGGCTCTTGCCTGGGAAGCTATTGTAGCTGCCTACGAGGCCAAGGGGCTCACGGAAGAAGACGCCATCCAACAAGCGCGTGTCGCCCGGATCCTTCGGAACACGGAATGGGACGACACCAAACACACCTATAAACTGTGGACACCTCCCGCTGAGGATAATCATGAGCAAAAAACGGAAGAAGGATAAATTCGTACAGCATCTCGTCCTGCACCCGTTGAATGATAGACAGGCACAACTCATCAACGCCATCAAGGATAACCAGATGACCATCATTTGTGGGTATGCAGGGACTGGCAAGACCTACGTAGCCACTATGATGGCTGCTATTGCACTACTCAATGGGAGTGTGGACAAGATATACCTCACACGTCCCAACGTCGATTCAGGCAGATCCCTCGGGTTCAAGCCTGGGACCATGCTCGAGAAGATGGAACAGTGGTTTGCTGAGGTGTACAGCATCCTTGGTGATGCCATCGGAAGAAGCCACCTCGAGTACTGCCTCCGCAAGGAGGTGATCGAGGTCGTGCCTTTCGAGTCCATGCGTGGACGCTCGTTCCGGGATGGGATCGTGCTGTTGGATGAAGCACAGAACACCACCCCTAAAGAGATGAAGATGTTTGTCACCCGGATCGGTGATGCCAAGGTCATCCTCAACGGGGACATCAGGCAGTCTGATCTGTCCTCCAAGTCCGGCCTCAAGACCGCCATCGATATGGTGCGCCACTATGAGATGGACATCCCTATCATCGAGTTTGAGGTAGATGATATCGTGCGTAGTGAGATGTGCAAGAACTGGATAATCAACTGGATGGATTGGGAATCACGTGCCTAATCATATCCACAAGCGTAAGGAATAAACATGAATATCACAATTACATTCGACCCTGAGTTCGATGACCTCATGGCGCGGCTCAGGAGTTACTATCCACAGGAACTGTTTGATCTGGACGGCATAGGGCGGCAGCTGGACCCCCGTGAGTTCAGACGGAGGTTCTTCCACCAGGACACCTCCACCACTGCTGATGTCAGCGTGGACGCCAACGCCAACGTGGACAGTAATGACATCGTGAGCTTCGGCTTCGAGGTACACAAGCCCTTCTTCCGGTTGGATAACTACTATCAACTTTGGAAGGAACTCAAGGAAACACTCTCCCTGGAGGAGGCTAACAGGATCATCGAGCATCAGATCCGTGGTGACTTCTACATCAATGACTTCAGCGGAGACATAGCAAAGCCCTACTGCTTCAACTACAGCACCTATGATGTGATGCTCGAAGGGCTGCCTATGGTTGAGAAGATCAAGAGCACACCTCCCAAGCATATTCTGGCATTCTTCAAGCAGCTCGAACAGTTCATCGGGATTGCCTCGAACAACACGCATGGTGCCACAGGTGTGGCTGATCTACTCATCGTCCTGAGCTACTATGTCGAGAAGGCATTGAACACACTCGAGGACAGCCACTGTCGCTTCAGAGCGCAGTGTGATGTCTGGCAGTATGTGCGGGAGCAGCTGACCTCGTTCATCTACACAGTCAACCAGCCCTTGTTCAGGGCCAACCAGAGCCCATTCACCAATGTCAGTCTGTACGATAGGTACTTCCTCAGAAGTCTGTGTGCTGATTACACGTTCCCTGATGGATCCAAACCCAACATCAAGATCATCCAGAAGCTCCAGGAGCTGCTGCTCACTATCAAGAACGAGGAGATGGAGCGTACTCCTGTCACCTTCCCGGTGATTAGCTGCTGCTTCACCAAGACAACCAAAGGACGCATCAAGGACCGCAAGTTCCTCAATCAGGTGGCTGAAGCACAGCTGCCCTTTGGTGCCTTTGAGTTCTACACAGGGGACACCACAACACTCAGCTCCTGCTGCCGTCTTCGCTCAGATCTCAACAATGAGTTCTTCAACAGCTTTGGTGCTGGAAGTACCAAGATTGGAAGTCTCGGTGTGGTTACCCTCAACATGCCTAGACTGGCCAAGCTGGCTGTATTGGAAAGGGAGGGAGGATCCCCTGAGCTGCTCTTCATGTGCATGCTGAATGAGCGGGTGGTTGACTGTGCAGTGATCAACAATGCCAAACGATCCATCATCAAACGGCACATCAATCGCCACCAGCTTCCCCTGTACGACCACGGGCTGATGGACATCAAGAAACAGTATAGCACCGTGGGCGTGAATGGGCTGAATGAAGCCCTCGAAATCCTGGGGTACGACGTGCTTACCGAGGAAGGCAAGAAGTTCATGCTCCGGATCATCAAGCAGATCAACGCCACGAATGACCGGATGCAAGACACGTTCAACGCTCCCCACAACTGTGAGCAGACCCCCTCTGAGAACAGCTCCATCAAGCTTGCCAAGAAAGATGTGCTGCTTGGATACCAGCAACCAGGAGTATATGCATTGTACTCCAATCAGTTCATCCCACTAATCAGGAATGCTGACATGCTGGACCGGGTGGAACTCCAGGGCACCTTTGACAAGCACTTCTCCGGTGGGGCCATCATGCACCTCAACCTGGGTCAGCGTGTCACCAAGGACACCATGATCCGTATGGCTGATGAGGCAGCCAAGAAGGGTGTCATCTACTGGTCACCCTGCTTTGTGCTTAATCGTTGCGAGGACGGCCATATGACGGTCGGAGGCAGTGGGACATGTCAAATATGCGGAAAGCCTATCACAGACCAGTATATGCGTGTTGTGGGCTTCCTGACCAACGTCAAGAACTGGCATGAGGTCAGACGGGAAGAAGACTTTCCCAACCGGCAATTCTACTAACCAACAGAGGGGGAGGGCTTAACGGCTCTCCCTCTTCATTTGGAGGACACACACATATGAACATCATAGGCACCGAGATCGGCCTACAACACAACGCCCTGGAGATATATGTGGCGGGGTGTAAAGCTCCTCACTGCCCAGGGTGCCACAACCCGGAATCATGGGAGTTCAACCAGGGCACACCGTACAGGGTGCTCCTCCCTCGTCTCGTTCAGAAGGCGCAGTGCGCACTGATTGACAACATCTGGATACTTGGAGGTGAACCCCTTGACCAAGATCTGCTGGATCTCCGGCATCTCATTGATCGGCTGGACTCATCACAAAAACCAATATGGCTCTTCACCAGATACCAGCTCGAAGATGTTCCAGACAGTATCCGGTTCTGGCTCAGTTACGTCAAGACTGGTCAGTATGATAGCGATGCTGGTCCTGGTGATGTGGAGCACGGCGTCACACTCGCCACCGCCAATCAACACATCTTCAAACTCAAATAAGGAGACACACACCATGAGCATCAACACAACACAGCTCAAACGACTGATCTGGAATACGCTGGATGATCTCGAGGCATGCACAGGCATCCCCTCGGATGATCGTGCGGTCAACCTCTTGCTGCTGACTGCTGCCCAGGAAAGCCACATGGGCACCTACATCGAACAGGTTGGCGGTCCAGCTCTAGGCATCTTCCAGATGGAACCCAACACCCATGATGATATCTACGCTAACTTTGTTAAGTATAAAGACACTTTAGGTGATTACTTAAAGTACACCTTTAAGGATTGTACAGCAGAACGGCTCAGGTACGATCTCCGCTACCAAATTGTGATGGCGAGGCTGCACTACTACCGGGTGCCTGAAGCTCTCCCGGATGCTGATGATGACTGGGGTCTCGCTCATTACTGGAAGGATCACTACAACACCCACCTGGGCGCAGGCACACCTAAAGTGGCCCACTTCAACTACATGAAGTACCGTGATTAGGGCCTTTGTAAGTACCTGATATTCCATCCCATCGACGGAGTGCCCCATAAGGGAGAGAGGCATACAGTCTCAGACACCTTAGACACCTCAGAATGAGGCATCTTAGGATTACCTTTAGGTCTACCTTAGGTCTACCCTAGCTGTGCTGCTTATGGTCTAATCCATAAGGACCAGCATCTTAGGTCAACCTTAGAAACTTAGGTCCGTACCTCAGAATGAGGGATACCTTAGGATTACCTTAGGAGGGGTATATATTAACTGTATGGATCCTCCTCCACAACAACACTGAAATGGGAGAGGCGGGGAACGTATGCCCTGATCTCTCCCTCATAATAATGCAGGAGTACCAAGTCATGTCGTACGCACATGTCTACGAAGAGTTGAAAGAACTATTCCCCAATAAACATGTCTCCTTGTCCGAGATGCACCGTGAGCCAAACGCTCCCTTCATCCGCATCGGTGAGCAGCGTGTCCTGGCTTATATCCAGGAACGGGCCAACGAGGAGCGCAACCAACTTTTGGAGGTCACCAATGATTGAACTTATGTACCTGATGTGTGGTGGTGGTAGTGGTGGTGGTGAAGCTGATCCCCCACCCCCTCCGGACCCGCCGCCTCTCGCTCCTGATCTTGACGTGGAAAAGGACGACATGAAGAAAAAGAAGAAGCGCGGAAAGAAGGCCCTGATCATTGACCGCTCTGCTGTTGATGTTGGCGCAGGTGGTAACACCGCCAGCGGCCTGGGAGCATAACAATGAACGAAGCGAAAGGTGCAGCGCAGCACCGGTACGAACAGCTTCAGACAGCCCGTGAACCCTTCCTCAGACGTGCACGTGAATGCTCAGAACTCACCATTCCCAGTCTGATACCACCTGACAGTCACACCGGATACTCTGACTTTGAGACTCCCTGGCAGTCCATAGGTGCCGAGGGTGTCAACAATCTCGCAGCCAAGCTGCTCCTTACCCTGCTTCCACCCAACAGTCCCTTCTTCAGATTGGACCCAGATCCTGGGATCAAGTCCGAACTCAAACAGAACCAGCAGACTGATGCTGCTCGGGAGATACAGGAAGGACTCAGCCGGGAAGAGCAATCGATCAAGCAATACATCGAGGCATCGGCCGACCGGGTGACCATGGGTGAAGCCGTGAAGCACCTTGTCGTGGGCGGGAATACGCTCCTCTACAAAGAGGACTACTCCTCCACCATACGTATGTATCCGCTGGATTCATATGTGATCAGGCGGTCACCTTCGGGTACCGTGCTGGAAATCGTTGTCGAGGAAGGTGTGGCACCTGAAGAGCTGGATGAGGACACCAAGGAAGCCTGTGGGCTGAATGAGGAAGAAGTCACAGAAGAGAAGCAGAAGACCCTTCGCCTCTACACCCACATCAAGTTCAATCAGGACCGTAGCAGTGAGGTCTATCAGGAAATCAACGGTGTGGAAGTGCCTGAGAGCCGTGGCACCTACAAGAAAGGTATGTGTCCTT